TCGGCGTAAGGTTTGGTATCGTCTTAACGATCAACCTGAAACCAATGATAATGAATTAAAGTTGTCAGCTATTATGGGTACTGCTATACACGCTGAGATAGAGAAGGCAATATCAATTGCTGATCCAAAGGGTGAGAAGTATTGGGTTGAGACATCTGTTGAATACAACGGAATGAAAGCTCATATAGATTTATTTATACCAGAAACTGGAGATGTGATAGATTGGAAAACCGTTAAGGTTAAGAATCTATCCTACTTTCCAACGCAACAACAGCGTTGGCAAGTTCAGGTTTATGGCTACTTGCTTGACAAGTCTGGTAAGGGGAAGCCCAGAACTGTTAACCTAGTAGCCATAGCCAGAGATGGTGATGAGCGAGATGTTAAAGTCCACTCAGAACCTTATGATCCTAAGATGGCAGAAGATGCTTTGAATTGGTTATCAGCTATTAAAGAAAGCGCAGAAGCACCAGGGCCAGAGCGCGATCAGAGTTACTGCAAGTTCTATTGCAAGTACTTTGATGAGTCGGGCGAGATGGGATGTACTGGTCTAAAAAAAGAACTTATCAAGGAGGGTGAACTCCGTATAGATAATCCTGAGGTAGACACATCAGCCTTGAAATATCTACAGATAGATGCAAAGATTAAAGAACTAAGTGACGAGAAGGAATCGTTAAGGACAGCACTAGAAGGATTTACTGGGCAGACTAATAGCGGTGTATCCATTATATGGAGCACAATTACTGGTCGCAGTTCAGTAGATGCCGATGAAGTACATAAACTTCTCGGCTTTGTACCAAAGAAACAAGGGCAGGAATCAGTTAGATTATCTGTCAAACATAATGGAGGTAAGTAATGGCTGCATCAGAAAGCACGAAGTTTCAAGTCAACTACAAGTTAGGTGATGGAACTTTAGTAAATATTTATGCAAAGACTCAGGCTGAATTAGAGGAATCTCTAACTTCAATAGCTGATCTATCAACACTAGTAAAAACAACTGGCACTGCACTTGGTGTTAGTTCACAATCAGCAGGTGGCGCAGTTAGCTACGCTAAGGCCGCACTAGGTGCGACTGCTGTATCTTCAGATGCTTCTGCACCTGACTGTAAGCACGGCACTATGGCGTTTCGTTCAGGCGTAAGCCAAAAGGGACCTTGGAAGGCTTGGATGTGTGCTGCACCTAAAGGCGCAATAGACAAGTGTGAGACAGCCTGGATTAAGTAATCAATGCGGGTTCCTTGGAACTTTGAGAACCCAGCTTGTGCCGAGATTGGAATGGAACCTTTTTATCCTGAAGTGGATGAAGGGGATAGAGTCCATACCAAACAGGCAATAAGTATTTGTAACAGATGTCCCCATTTAGCAGAGTGTGCCGAGTGGGGATTACATAGAGAACGATTTGGTATTTGGGGTGGCACTACTGCCTCAAAGAGAACTCGTATTAGAGAAGCTATAGGTATTAAACTACCAAGGGAATCTTGTGCTTAATTTAAATCGGGCTTGGCGGGGTAGCAATATAAATGCTAAACCACTTCCTGATGTCTGGAAACTTTTAGCAAATAAGAATATAAGGTTTCGCAGAGGTCAGGTATGTATGGTTGCTGCTGCGCCCAATGCTGGTAAGAGTATGTTCGCTCTTATCTATGCGATTAAAGCAGGGGTTTCAACTTTATTCTTTTCTGCCGATACCGATACGGCTACAGTGATGATGAGAGCAGCCTCTCACCTATCAGGTCACGGTCAATCTCTGGTGGAAACTAACTTAAATAGTAACCGTCATTACTACGATAAGCACCTAGACAATATGTCCAACATACAGTTTGTCTTTGACTCATCACCATCACTTGATGATCTTGAGTTAGAGATTAAAGCCTATGTAGAATTGTTTGGGATACCACCAGAGTTGATTGTGATTGACAACCTAATGAATGTAGCTGCTGAAACTGATAACGAATGGGCAGGACTGCGAGCTATTATGGTTGACCTGCACGATATGGCTCGTAAGACTGAGGCTTGTGTCTTAGTTCTACACCACGTTAGCGAACAGTCTGAGTATGGTAGGACTGACAACCCACCACCTCGTAGGTCTATTCACGGTAAGGTATCTCAATTACCGGCAATGATATTAACTCTTGGCTATGATCCTTTTAATCATATATTAAAGGTAGCAGCAGTTAAGAATCGCTTTGGCGCACACACAGCAGATGGTTCAGATAACGTATCTTTGTTCGTTAACTATGCGGCCTGTCAGATAGGTGATCAAGACACCAGTGGAAGAATGTATCTAAGAGAGGCAACTTTAAATGTCGGTCAAGTATAATAAGACTAAAGGTGCTCAGTTTGAAGTAGATGTAATGAAGTGGTTTAGGAAGATGGGTGCAGTAGCAGAGCGACTACGCCTAGCAGGGGAAGAGGATGAGGGTGATCTAGTAGTTATAGTTGCTGGTGAGACCTACATCTTTGAGTTAAAGAATACTAAGAGTTTAAACCTAAAGGAGTTCTGGGATGAAGCGCAAACAGAAGCTAGTAATTACGCTAAGCATCGTGGTATTAGTGAGCCTTTATCTTATGTTCTTTTCAAAAGACGAAACGCAGGAATAGAGAAGGCTTGGGTAATCCAAGACTTAACACAATGGCTAAAGGAGAAGCAATGACACCAACACCAGATGGAGTAATAACAACAACAGAAATACTACAACCAGTAATAGAGGTAGTAGAAACTACAGAGGAGGAGAACAAGGATGATAAGTAATTACTTTCCAATAAAACTTACTGATGTAAGACTATGCAATGACAAGCCACTATGGAAACAGATCATAAGTGTATATCTTTATGAATGGGATGAGGCACCTCTAGGTTTTACTATAATAATCCTAGGCTTTGAGATCAATTTTCTATTAGGGAAATGGCCTGAGTAATGATCTGCGAACTATGTAGGTCAGGCGGTGAGCTGAATAGAATCGGTCAGTTCAAACGCGCCTTTACTATGCACAAGAAATGTAAGGAGAAGTGTGGATGTCAACATCAGACTGGTCCAGGAGTAGGAAGTCGGGCAGAGGAAATGGCAGAACCGATGCGAACACAATACCCATTGGAGTAGTAGTAGCTCACTATGGCGGTGAGGTAAGGGAAGGCAGGGCTTGTTCGGTAAGGTGTGTACTACATAATGACAGTAGAAGAAGTGCAGTAATTAATACGGAAGAGAACTTATATTTTTGTCATACCTGCGGTAAGGGTGGCAACGCAGTAAACATTATTAGTATCAAAGAGAATATGGAGTTTAAAGATGCTCTCGCCCGTGCTATTGAAATCATCACTGGAAGCGGCAAAGGAATACAACCTCAATCTAGACGAGGTGGCAATAAAGTTTCTCGCAGATCGTGGGATCTCTAAAGAGATAGCTGATAGTTTCCAACTGGGAGTAGTCACTAACCTAATACCTGAACACTCTAACTACAGGGGTTGGTTATCTATACCTTATATAACTGCGCTGGGTCTTTGTGTTGGCTTTAAGTTTCGCAGACTAGATGATGTTAAACCTAAGTATGGCGCACCTCTTGGTCAGAAGGGTCATCTCTATAATGTTACTGACATTACTCTGACTAGTGAATGGATGGCTATCTGTGAGGGTGAGTTAGATACAATCATTTGTTCTGCGGTACTAGGTATACCAGCAGTAGGAGTTCCTGGTGTTGCTGCTTGGAAGCCACACTTTACTAAGATGTTTACCGGTTATGGCAAGGTTTATATTATTGGTGACAATGATATTAAAGAGGATGGTTCTAATCCTGGTGCAGAGTTTTCAAGAAGAGTAGCTCAAGAGATCGTTAATTCTACTATCGTGTCGCTACCTGCTGGCTTAGATCTCAATGATCTATACTTAGCTAAAGGGATAGAGTGGACAAAACAGACAATTGGAGTACCTAATGTATGAAGAACTCAGACCTGATGGTACTAGCAGAATGGTTGGCAGCCTTGGGGATCTATATCATCAAGATAGATTACGAGAAGAACGTAATAGAAGTATCCCCGCCACCGATAAGAAGGTAGATGCAGAGTTTATACAAGATATGTGGCGCGTTATGGATGCTGCTGGTAACTTACTTATCTCTAAGCACCACGATTACGGTCCACTAAATATAGCAAGATCACCTGGCGGTCCTATTAATGGGCTAAGAGTGCGTATGTGGGACAAGATAGCTCGCATTAATAACCTAGTAGATTCTAAAGTTAATCCAAGTAATGAATCACTACGAGATTCTTTTGTTGATCTACTTAACTATTCAGCTATTGCGCTGATGGTATTAGATGGCAACTGGCCTTAGGTGCAAACGCTGGATTGTGAATGAGCAC